CCCTATCGGTGTTGCTGAACATATAGACTATGTTGCTACAGCAGAAAAGAAAACAACATTATTAGCAGAAGCAAAAGATAAGTTAGAAACACTTAAAAATCTTTAATGCCGATCTACACTTTTTATAATAAAAGAACTAAAAAAGAATATGACGAAATGATGATGATTTCTGAAATGGAATCTTATTTGTCAAAGAATAAACATATTTCACAAGTATTGCAACCTATAAATATTGTTTCAGGAGTTGCAGGACTAACGCATAAGAATGACCAAGGTTGGAAAGAAAATATGCAAAGGATTGCTGAGGCACACCCTACAAGTCCTCTTGGCGAAAGATACGGCAAGAAATCAATCAAACAAATTAAAACTCAACAAGCATTAACAAAGAACAAACAGCGAATAGCAAGTAGAAGGAAAAAGTAATGAATAAAGACATACCTGATTATATGCGAGAGTTTGATACTTCAGATGATTGGGGTATGACACCTGTATCATCTACACCATCAAACACACCTAGTGTTGATCCTAAACTAGTAGAAAATTCTAATTTAGAAATATCAAAAGTAAAAGGTGATGTATCAGATATTAAGTCAATGATGAATGAGATTATGCAGATAGTGGCAGAGAAAGATACTATTACAAAAGAAGTATCAGACGAAGAAACAATAAAAAGATTTAAGGACATTGAGAAAATTGTATTACCTTTTTTATATAACTTAGGTAAAACAGACGAACCTTATATACATTGGCCAAATAGAGGACCAATTATTAAGGCACAAATAGAGAAAATACTAAAACTTACAAGGGGATAATATGACAGCGAAAGCTAAACATAAAGAACTAAAAAGAGCCGTGTTAGATATTGAGAACAAAAGAGAAAAAGATAGAACTAACAGCACTTGGTACGATTTAAGAACTCTAAAGAAACTTAAACTAAAAGCAAAGGAAAAGATAAATGCAACTAAGCAACAATTTTTCGCTTAAAGAAATGACTGCCTCTCAAACGGCAGACAGACACGGAATTACTAATAATCCAAGCGAAGATCATATGGATAATATGAAAAAATTATGTGAATCCATACTACAACCAATTAGAGAACACTATGGCAAAGTTGTATCAGTATCCAGTGGGTACAGATCACCAGAGTTATGTGTTAAGATAGGATCAAGTTTAAAATCCCAGCACGCCAAGGGCCAAGCTGCGGACTTTGAAATATTTGGGATCCCAAATGCTGACTTGGCAAAATATATTATAGATACATTAGATTTTGACCAGTTGATATTGGAATACCATAACACGGAAGAACCTAACAGCGGTTGGATTCATTGTTCATACAAGAATCCTGAAGACAATAGAAAACAAGTTTTAAGAGCATACAGAAATGGTGATGGTAAGACTATTTACGAACCATACGACCCTAGCTGAGCTGTTGAAACTCTTAACAATGAACAAAAGAGAGAACGAGATAAACTTGTGTCGCATTATATGTTACACAGATCAATCTAGTGCTTGACTTTTTGATAATATAATGTTATAATGTAATTATGAATAAATTTAAATTTGAAAATATAGATAAGACACTCTTACCTAAAACTAAAGGTAAGAGTATAGACGGACATAGATTTTATGCAATAGATGATAAGAATTATCCATCTGTAACTACTGTTCTAAACATAAGAAAAAAAGAAGGATTACTTCAATGGCGTAAGAATGTTGGAGAAGGTGCTGCTAATTGGGAAATGGGTCGTGCTGCTCGTAGAGGTACAGCAACACACACACTCATTGAACAATACATTAAAGGTGAAACACCTAGTGAGAGATCAGTATTACCAATAGGTCTTTTTAGATTATTAAAACCTTATGTAGATCAAGTTAACAATATTCACTTATTAGAAGCGTGTATGTACTCACACAAGTTGACCATTGCAGGTCAAGTTGATTGTGTTGCAGAATACAATGGTAAGTTATCTGTAATAGATTTTAAAACAGCAAACAAAGAACGACAAGAATCTTGGATAGAGAACTACTTTTTACAGACTACTGCCTATGCTATTATGTATGAGGAGATATTCGGTAAACCCATAGAACAAATAGTCATATTACTTGCAGGTGAAGACGGTTCTGTCGCTTGCTACAAAAAGAATCCTAACGATTATAAAGAGTCGCTTGGTAAAGCGATACAAGAGTTTTATAAATATTACGAGGAACTAAACAAAGATAAAGTCAAAAGTATTACATAGAATAAAAAGGTGATTTAAATTCTACTTGCGACCTAAAACGCTAAAGGATAAAATGAAGAAATTAGTATTAATATTAAGTATATTATTTGCTACAGTTGTATATGCTGGCCACGAAGAAGGTTTAAGAGATGGAGAAGTTTACATACAACAGTTACCTGCTTTATGTGGGTCGCCAGAAAATATACAAAAATATTTAGACCATAAGAAATTAAAACCATTACATATCTCTCTAGGTAGAGAAGCAATGGACCCAACAGGATTACCAGTTTATATGATGACTTATATGGTGAACGATAACAAAACAGAAAGTGCTACTGTATTAACTATACCAAATAATACAGAAAGTTGTATTTTGTATCATACATTTGATCTTGTAATGGAACTTAAAGAAAAACCAACGAATTAGACGGCGAAGGTAATATAATAACTAGTGAGGACGGTGGTGCAATTCCACCCACCTCCACCAATTTAAAACACATTGAGGTGTGCTTTGAGGGGGTGAATCAGATTCGACTACTACTAAACCTTACTGGAGTTTAATCGCTGACACCGTAATGTCAACTTATAAACGCTAACGAAAGTTACGCTTTAGCAGCTTAGTCTGCTTAGGGTTTGCCTGTACCTAGTAACAGAAACAGGCATACAAAAGGATATAATGAACCAGGCGACACCGACAGAAATTCCAAACACATATTACAGAATACCTATCGTAAAGGATAGGTGGGCCCCTATTGTGGTTACGCTAGCGGGTAACCACACTAGACAAATTAACAATTATATGTTATAATGAAAGTATAAATGAATAGTAAAGAATTTAGTTTAAAGATAGAATCAGTAGTTAAAATGAAAAGAGTATCTTATATGGATGCCATTATAGACTATTGTAATCTAAACGACATTGATGTAGGAACTGTTAAAGCAATGGTTAATAAATCATTAAAAGAAAAAATCAAACACGAGGCAGTTAATTTAAAAATGCTTAAAGAGAAAAAAGGTGGTACTCTACCTGTATGAATGGAATGGAGATGTTATACCACATCTTATTCGTAGAGAAATCTACTGCTCTATGGGGCATAATAGGACTAGGAGTAGCAATTGCAATTTTAAGTATATTATATGATATTGGCTGTGAACAAAACAATGAATGAAGAAAAGGAAAATATAATGGATAAAATACCAGAACATAAATTTAAATGTAGATTTCAACACCAGACATTTATGATATGGAAAGATGTATCAACAGATGATATGTTTAAAGACAAGAAGGTGGTAATATTTGGATTACCAGGTGCATTTACACCAACTTGTTCATCAAAACACTTACCCGAATACGAGGAGAAGTATGAACTATTTAAAGAACAAGGTATAGACGATATATATTGTATATCAGTTAATGACGCCTTTGTAATGAATGCTTGGGGTAGTAGTTTAGTGCCTAAAGTAGAGAAAGTCTTTTTATGTCCTGATGGTGATGGAAAATTTACAGATAAAATGAAAATGTTAATTGATAAACCTAAAGTAGGATTTGGTTTAAGAAGTTGGAGATATTCTGCTCTAGTTAATAATGGTGTAATAGAAAAAATGTTTATTGAACCAGGTAAAAATAATGAGAGTGCTGATGAAGATCCTTACGAAGTATCAGGTGCAACAACTATGTTAGATTATTTAAAGGACAACAAATAATAAATGTATGGAGGGTTTGATGTTTTTAGAGTTTATATGGCAGTTAAATTACATTTTACTACCAAGTATAATTACTTTGACTATGAGGGCAAAGTTAATATCAAACT